TGTTAGGTCAGCCTTACAAGTGTTAGGTGCGCCTTACATGTATCGGTAATATATCAGCCTGCCATGTTGTGATATATCAGCAACTAGGGGTCTGCCGAGCCACACGGGTGGGGGTAGGGGTAGGTTATCGTTTCGAGATGTTTTCACTCTTTTTGCTAGGGGGGCAGAGTGTTATTTAGCACTAAATTTGGTATCAGAGCTAGGTTCTGTCATACGGTTGGGAAGGGCGCAAAGAAAAGGGTGCCACCAGCTTGGAGACCCCCAGCATGACCCTCACCTTCCTTCTATGCGAGCAAGCCCAACGGGCGCGCTAGTAACCCTGCCGTTGGCAGCAACCCCACAACAAGCAGTACGTTGCTCTCCCCCACAGTTCCCGTCCCCACGGAAGGTCGCCGTAGCCAATTTCAGCCGACACCTTTGTTCGATGAGATGACGTTCATCACGCTGCTTACCTATTTCAAAGAATAGATACCAACCCAGGTTCCCCTGTTTACGCCCCGCCACATGCAACCGTGGTACAGCCAATGCTTGCATCGCTATCATCCCGACAGTGACGACTTGTGAAGTTGAACAAGACAATAGCATCTTTATGTTACTCTTGCAACATGCCAAAAAAGAAATCTGAAACACCACCAAACATTCAAGGTGTTGACTGGAACAGCTCACTCGCAGATTTCAAACAAGCAACAGTATCCAGTGTAAAACCTGGTGGGACCAGAATGCCAACCCCAAACAAACCAGCAGACACAGGAATGTTCGCAGGTAGCGGCACACCGTTAAACAGTTCTATTGGTATGACAGATACCTCCCGCAAAAATGTAACAAATGTAATTAAGAATTTGGCAATACAAGAAGTGGGCGGCGCAGCAATAGCAAAAGGCGTAAGTAAGGCAATTCCCGCCATTGTCAACTCTGGCATTCCAGGGCGAGTTTCCAATATCATCAAAGGCGAAACGGTTCTCGTGCATGGCTCACCAGTAAAAGGGCTAAAAGAAATTAAACCATTTGTTTCTAACAACGTTATTTCAAATGAATACCCAGGCAAAGCAGCAGTTTTTGGATACAAACCTAACGAAATAAAAGATGTCCGTAGATTACGGTACGACGTTGCTAACTACACAAAAGTTGATTCAAAAATAGCTGACGACGCAACTATATATATAACCAAAGTAAAAAAGACTGCTACAGCCCCAGCAAAAAATTTGGTTCCAAAAGGTGTTACAACACTTCCTGGTTCATATGCTGGTTCAACCCCTCTTAAAGTTGTAGATTCTATTGCCATGCAAAACAAACCTGCTGACATTATCGAAAAAGAACTTTTGTCAAAAATTAAAAAAGCTGGCGGAAAAATTTCTAAAGCACCACCAGCCACGACAAGACGAGCATAAACAATGGCACCTCGCAAACCAAAAAAATCCGAACCCACCCCACCTAATATCCAGGGTGTCGACTGGAACAGTTCTTTAGCAGATTTCAAACAAGCAACCGTTGGAAACGTAAAACCTGGTGGAACCAAAGTAGTTACAGAAAACCGTGGTCCAGACACAGGAATGTTCGCTGGCTCAGGAACACCACTCAACTCCTCTATCGGCATGACCGACACTTCCCGCAAAAACGTAACCAACGTAATCAAAAACCTTGCCATCCAAGAAGTAGGTGGAGCAGCAATCGGGAAACTAGTTGGCAAAGCCCTATCTGCCGCCCGCCCAATGTATTACGGAATCCACGGGTCACCAACTTCGGGTCTGACAAAACTCACCCCACAAATCGGCAAGAACACCGAATCATTCCTGGGCAATATCGAAAAAATTGGCACATCTTCCGCCAACACACCAAAAGTATTTAGCTACAAACCGCGTGTAGAAAACGTTCTATCAGTAACTGATTATGCCGCAACGGTTGGCGGACCAGGAACAGGCTCGGCGTATGTAGTTAAAACCCCAGCAAAAAACATTATGTCCAACATCATCAATACCAGCAAAGCGGTATCTGCCTCCGACGCGTTTGCAGCAACCTCACTAGCAGGCGAACAAATGTCAAGCAAAGCAATGAAAGTTGTTAAAGAGTTCCCGATGAGCAACTACACAAAGCGCACCTACGACACCATGGAAGCAGCTTGGGAAACCTCACAAAACTTTTCACCATTAGCAGGACAAATTAGTCGAGCAATTCAAGCCGACAAAAAACTACAGTCCTCAATCATTACTGGTATGGTTAAAGGCGTTACACGCGCCAACACAATAAGGAAAAAGTAGTGGCACCTCGTAAACCAAAACGCCCAGACTACTCAGGTTCACTAGCTTCCTACAAGCAATCAGTAGCAGACAAACCAAAGAACTTAGACCTGCCATCACCAACCGATGTAGTTAACTGGGCATCAGGCATCGTTGCATCAGGAAGAATGGCTGCAGGACAAACCCAACCGTTAACCCCAGGCGACCAAGGGCTACGCACCCTAGGACAAGGCATCTCCCTCGCCAACACCATGCTCAACCCATATGCGAACACAACCCGCAAAGCATTAGGTGCAGCAGTTAACCGTGACCGACAATCCCTAACCGCACTATCCAAGTCCGCTGCACTCGACGCAGCAATCACAGGCACAGCTTTTGTAGCAGGTAAAGGTATACAAGCAGGAATTAACTCTGCTATCAAATCAGGTATCCCAGCACGAATCGGAAACAAAATAACAGGACAAACAGTCCTCGTACACGGTTCCCCAGTCCGCGGAATCCAAGAACTAAAACCAAGTTTCTCACGCGCACAGCCAAACGAAGCACGAGTATTTGGTATGCGAACAGACGTTCCACTTAATGTTCAAGGTGCAACCCAAAGCGTTGTAACTGGATATGCAGAAGGTAGTTCATGGGCAGCCAGAGGACTTACAGTGCCTGAAGGTGGTGGTTCACTTTATGCGTTTAAAACACCAAAGAAAACAACAGACCTACCTCTTTATCCTAAATTGCCGAAGACACCACAGTTCACCGAATCAGGTCGACCAATCATCCAGTTACCACCATCAGTAGCAACAAGTTCTAAATCACCAGGAAAAGTTGTTGGAGAAGTCACGCTACGAGGAAAAACACCTGGAGAAGTACAAGCCGCATTAAGAGCAGAACTTAAAAAAGCTGGTGTAAAAGTACAACCAAACATCGTAGAAAAAATGTTAAGCAAAGCCGAAGCCAAAAAATTAGCAGCCCGCACAAAAAACAATCCATCAGTCGTCTAAGGTATCCCCCACATGGGAACCAAACGTAAAGTCGCACCAGAAGACAAAGCCAGATTCTTCGCAGCAATAGCAGCAGGCTCATCAATCACCGAAGCCTCACGCATCGCAGGCGTACACATCAACACAGGCTCCAACTGGTTAGCCAAATCCAAAGCAGCCAAAGCAAAACTAGACCAAGCCGTACTAGAAGCCACCCGCGTCCGCGGAAAAGGCGGCGGAGTACAACACAAACAATACGAACAAGACCTCGACGAAGCCACCAACCTACCCCCAGCCATCCCACTCGGACGACTCTGCCCAGAAGCACAACGCGGACTAGAAGACTTCGACTTCTTCCGCAAATACTATTTGGGTCGTGTCCCGTCCCCATGGCAAGTAGAAGCCGCAGTCACCCTCGTAGAACTCCTAGAACACCCCGAAAAAGAATTCGTAGTACTCAACGTCCCACCAGGCGCAGGCAAATCCACCCTATTCCACGATGTTGCCGTATGGGCAATCGTACGCAACCGCTCAATCCGCGTCATGATTGGCTCAATCTCACAAGCCATGGCAAAACAATACTCACGACGCATCCGTGAAACCCTCGAACGACCACAACCAATCCACCCAGACCCAGAAATAGTTAAAAAAGGATTAGCAGTAGACGCAATCGGCTGTCTATCCATCGACTACGGCAGGTTCAAACCCTCCGACAAAGGCGCATTGTGGCGTGCAGAAGAGTTCGTAGTAGAACAACTAGACGGAAACGGGCTAGACAACAAAGAACCAACCGTCCGCGCCTACGGAATTGACTCAGAATACATCGGACACCGCGCCGACCTATGCCTCTTCGACGACGTAGCATCCGTAGACAACGCCCGTGAAGGCGCTACACGCGACAAAATGCTAGAACGCTGGGACCAAGTAGCCGAAGCCCGCGTAGACCCCGCAGGACTCTTAGCTGTCGTAGGGCAAAGACTAGGAACAGGCGACCTATACGCCCATTGCCTCAACAAAATCTCTTACGATGTTGACGAAACCGACTACGACGGCATGGACATGACCACCCCAGAGTCCCTTGCTGCCACAGAACCAACCAAAAGCCAGAAATACAAGCACATCGTGTACAAGGCATACTACGAAGAACTAGACACAGGTCCAGCATCACGCCGATACGACGCAAAACCCTACCCAGAAGGACCACTCCTAGACCCGCAGCGTCTCTCATGGAAAGATTTGTCCTACATCCGCTACTCAAACCCCCGAACCTTCAAAGTTGTGTACCAACAAGAAGACGACGCAGACGATGCCAACCTCATTTCCCGTGTTTGGGTCACAGGCGGACTAGGACAAGACGGTGTTCTCTACCAAGGCTGCATCGACAACGACAGACTCCCAGGACAAATCCCTGAAGGACTCGGACCACCCGTAATATCCATCATTACTGTCGACCCATCACCATCACAGTTCTGGGGAATCCAATGGTGGCTTTACCAACCCCACACCAACCTGCGATACCTCATCGATGTTGAGCGAGTCAAGCTCACAGCCGAAGAACTCTTGGGTTATGACACCACATCACAAACATATTCAGGACTATTAGAAGACTGGACCAACCGTGCCTTCGCATACGGCTACCCTGTATCACATATCGTGGTAGAGGTCAACGCCGCCCAACGATTCCTCCTCGCCCACGACTTCGTACGCAAATGGCAAACACGACAAATGGTCAACATCATCCCCCACACCACACACCGAAACAAATTCGACGAAAAACTTGGCATCGAAGCACTACTCCCACCTCTCTACCGTGCAGGCGCAGTCAGACTTCCATCAATGCGCGGCAACTGGAAAACACTCGCACTAGTAGACGAACTCACCAAATGGACACCAGACAAAAAGAACGGCACCGACCTCGTAATGGCGAACTGGTTCGCAGAACTGCACTTCCCCAACGTAAGCGGAGTCAAACTCCCACCACGACAATGGCGACCAACATGGATGCTACAAGGCTAATATAGTACAGTTGCGTTAGTCATCAAAAAACCAAGGAGTTTACTCTAAGTGCTATCCGTCGAACAAATTGTCGAACTTTACAACGCACGACGCGAAGCACAAGGACCAGTCCTGCGTCGCATGCGCGAAGTACGCGACCTAGCCAACGGCGACGTAGTAATCCCACTCTCAGAACTAGACCGCAACGCACGCACAAACGTAGCGAACCTACTTATCCAAGGCTTGGACCAAACATCGATGCGTATCGCATCAACCATGCCGATGCCATTTTTTCCGCCAGTAAAACAAGGCAACCTTGACTCCCAAGAAATGGCACGACTACGCAAGAAGGTAGTTCTCTCCTACTGGGACCACAACAAGATGAACCTGAAGATGCGCCGACGCGCACGCCACTTCCTCGCATACTCATCAAGCCCAGTAATGCTCCGCCCAGACTTCCGCAAACTACAACCAACATGGGCAGTACGCAACCCGCTAGACACCTACGCCGCACCATCCGAAGACCCAGACAACCTAGTCCCAGACGACTGCATCTTCACCTACACCAAGACCGCACAATGGCTTATTGACTATTACGGTGAACAAGTCATCGGAAAACTCCGTATGGGTCGCGTCACCTTCGACACCAAATTCACCATCCTCGAATATGTCGACGACCAAGAAATGGTTATCGCCGTTATGGGCGCACCACTTGCTGAAGGTCTCACACCACCAGAACGCGCTGGTTTAGAAACCATCGAACTGGAACGCATCCCTAACCGCACAGGCATGCCACTCGCAGTAGTCCCATCACGCATCACACTAGACCAGCCACGCGGACAATACGACGGCATCCTCGGAATGTATTTCACCCGCGCACGCTTGCAAGCACTCACCGAAATTGCTATCGAACGCGGCATCTTTCCAGACGAATACCTTGTATCACGCCCAGGCGAAAACCCTGAAATCATCCAACTTGCTGACGGAAAAACAGGACAACTTGGTGTAGTTAAGGGCGGCGACATCCAACAGTTGCAGACCAACCCAGGATACAAAACCGACACAGCACTAGACCGTCTTGAACGCCAAGAGCGTCTTGAAGGTGCTATCCCTGCAGAGTTCGGTGGCGAATCAGGCACCAACATTCGTACAGGACGCAGAGGCGAAAACGTGTTGTCAGCAACAGTTGACTTCCGTGTACAAGAAGCACAAGCAGTATTTGAACAAGCACTCTACGAAGAAGATAAGATTGCTATCGGAATTGAAAAAGCATATTGGGGTAACCAAAAGAAATCATTCTTTATCCCAGGACGAGTATCAGGGGGAATCACACACTATGTACCAAACAAAACTTTCGAAACCGATTTCCACTATGTCAACTATCCGTCGTCTGGTTCGGACGTTAACGGTCTCATCGTTGGTCTTGGTCAGCGTCTTGGTACTGGGCTTATGTCTAAAGAATCTGCTCGCGAAGCTGACCCACTCATCACAGACCCCGAACTGGAAAAAGACCGCATTACTGCTGAGTCCATGGAAGCTGCACTACTGTCCTCAATACAAGCCCAAGCAGCTGACCCTAACGGACCTTATCAGCCAGACGATTTGGCGTATCTCACAATGCTCACCATCGAAAAAAACGTCCCAATCTATCAAGCAGTACAAATGACACAGCAACGCGCACAAGAACGCCAAGCCGCTATGGCACCACAAGGCGCACCAGAAACCATGCCAGGACTTGCTATGCCAGGAATGGGCGCAGAGATGCAAGCAGCACCACCTGCAGGTCCACCAAACATCCAAGGACTACTCGCACAACTTGGTGGTGGCAACGCTGCAGTAGCACAACAACCAAACACTCCAGGAGCGGTTCTTTCACTAGGGGGAAGACTATAAATGGCAACGTACGCTAATCGCACCGATTTGCAAAACCCAACAAACAAGATGGCGGTAACAGCAGCCACT